GGAAAGAATCACGAAGTCCAAGAACTGGTGATAACCAAGTTAGAATCTAAGGTTGGGCACTATTCGTTGGTGGACCGTGAACTTGAAAAATGCCTAAATCTGGCTAAATATATACAACTAAAAGGATTCCAAAATGAAACTGCAAGAACTAGCGGCCGCTAAGCCAACCCGACAAATATCCAAAGTATTTGAAAGCTACTTTGGCTCAGAGATCAAACTGGATCGCATTCCGGCGCGCCAAGCCAAGGCTATGTTGAATCGCGTGCGTGGAATCCTGGGCGAGACTCGCCGCCAGCCATCTTTCCACCAAAGCGAAAAGAATCCTAGTTATCTCAAGCTATTGATGATGGAACAAGCATTGGCTGCCAGACTCAAAGAAACCACACCGGCAATGCCTGCTGCACCTGGCGCTCCTGTGGCACCTGGTGCTGCGGTTGCTGGAGGTAAGCCTGCTGTAGCTGGTGCAGTGGCCAAAGATCCTAAGTTAGCTGCTGCGCTCAAGAAGTCAGCAGCTGGACAAACCATGAATCCCGAAGAGCAGAAGCTGGTAGCTGGCGCTGCAATGATGCAAGCCGAAAGCCGCCTGCGCCGTGTGATGAGTAGACTCAACGAAAGCGAAGTGCAACAAGCACAAGTGGTGTTGGCTGCACAAGACATGGTTGACAAGATGCAGAGCATGTTGGAAGATGCCAGCGAGATGCAGTTCAAAGAACTGCCAGCCCTGGTTGACTCAATCAAGAATCAAGTTGGTATTGATCAAGCACAACAGTTCAACACTGATGCCACAGCAGCACTCACAGGCCTAGTACAAAATCTACAAGGTGCCAAGGCACAGTTGGATCAAGCATTAGGTGTGGTCACTGGTCAAACACCACCACCTGACGCAGGCATGGCCAATGTGGGTATGGCTGCTCCTGCTCCTGCTCCCGAAATGGCTGGTGAAATGCCAGCACCTGAGATGGCACCTCCTTCGGAAGAGCCTGCAGAAGTACCTGCTGCTGCTCTCGGCCGCGCCAAGCGATAATGCGAATCACGGAAGTAGATCAAAAAGAACCAGGCGCAGACCCAAAGAAACTTTTGGGTCTGGTCAACTTCCTAGTCGGTCGCGCCGAAGATACCAACAGCCAAAAACAAATCAGTCAGGATGCATTCATCAAACTAGCCCAGAGTTTAGGTATCTTTGTGACCAAACAGACCCTGGGCGATATCGTGAGTCAGCCTCCTCTAAGTGGTGTTTTGGAACCCCTAGATCCAAACTCCGGAATGGTCACATTCAAAGGCGCAGACATTGGTCCTACCAAAATGAGCGTGCCACAAGCCCAACAAACAGTTGATCGTATGGCCAAATCGGCTATGAAGCGAGGTATGAAGTAAGTACTGATCATTGACTTTTGGTTTTACATAAAGTATAATGCACTGTGAGAGGTATAGAATGAAACACTGGAAAGCATACATAAAGACCACAGAGTCTGGCCAACTGCGCCAGTATACCACTGTGGTTGATGCTGAAAACGAGTTCCAAGCTACAAATAAATTCAAACAAAAATACGGTCCGGACTGTCTAATAGGATGGATAAGAGAGGTACAACTAGATGGCTTACAGTCAGCAGGTTATTGATCATTATGAGAACCCACGCAATGTGGGTAGTTTTGCCAAAGACGATGTAGACGTTGGCACAGGTATGGTAGGAGCACCTGCTTGTGGTGACGTGATGAAACTGCAAATCAAGGTGGACGAACATGGCATTATCAAGGACGCTCGCTTCAAGACGTATGGCTGCGGCTCGGCGATCGCAAGTAGCAGCCTGGTTACTGAATGGATCAAGGGAAAGACACTTGCAGAAGCTGGAACAATTAAAAATACAGCGATCGCACAAGAGCTGGCGCTTCCTCCCGTAAAGATCCATTGCAGCATCCTAGCTGAAGATGCTATCAAAGCTGCCATCAAAGACTATCAAGACAAACATGGCCAAACTTAGACACATAGCCATCAGCTGTCAGGATCCCTGGGCCACAGCAGAGTTCTATATGCAGGCCTTTGACATGAAAAAAGTAGGCGAAACACACAGCACCCTAGCTGACGGTGTTTACTTGAGTGACGGTGTGATCAACATGGCCTTGCTTAAATACAAAAACGACGAGATGGCTGGTCCACGAGGCAAAGACTATGAAGGTCTGCACCACTTAGGATTTTGGGTAGATGATATCCATGCTGCAAAACACCGAGTAGAGCAATCCGGCGCCACCTGGTTTATGGGAGAAGTAGCAGATGACACCACATTCTATGAAGTCAAATATCATACTCCAGACGGTACGATGTTTGATATCACCCAGAATGGTTGGGGTGGTGCTGTTAAGTAGTCTAGCACTGGCATCTGCACAAACCAAAGAAGTCCAATACGGCATAACACCTGTCAAGCCCGTTGTGTATTACAAATGGCGCTGCACTAGTTACAAGGCCGCTGATTTTTCAGACCCCTGCACCATGTGTACCAGATCCGTTTGTGCCCATTGGGTCAAAGAAAAACTCGATCCGCAACAAGTAAAACAACTCATGAAAGACCAAAAGAAATGATACCACAACTCACACATGTAGGACTGTTCACCAAAGACATAGAAGTACTGGAAAAGTTCTACACCAAAGTGCTAGGACTCATGGTCACAGACCGTGGATTATTGGCCCGCATGAATAATACCCCCATAGTGTTCCTAAGTGGCAGTGCAGACAGCCATCATCAACTGGTGTTAGCCGTTGGGGACTCTCCCACAGTAATGCAGCAACTCAGTTTTAAAGTCAGTACCTTGGACGAACTACGCACCATGGCCAACCGAGCATCAGATTATGGTGTAGAAGGATTCCGTCCTTGGGATCATGGCAACGCATGGAGCGTATACTTCTTTGATCCGCAAGGAAACTTGGTAGAAGTATACATGGACACCATATTCCATGTTGCCCAACCGCATGGTCGTATGTTGGATCTCAGTTTGACAGATCAAGAGATATTGAACAATACCTTCAACGCCATCAAGGATGACCCTACCTTTGGTTACATGGAAGATTGGCAAGCACGGATCAAGCAGAAACTATATGATAACTCTAACTGAACGAGCAGCAGAAAAGGTACGCCATAATCTAACCAAACGTGGTAGAGGTTTGGGTATACGCCTGGGTGTGAAAACCACAGGTTGCTCTGGACTAGCTTATGTGTTAGAATACGTGGATAGTATTAGTGCCCTACCACCCATGAGTTTTGATAATCATGGCATCACAGTATATGTAGACTCCAAGGACATGGCGTACCTAGATGGCATGACCTTGGATTGGAAACGTGAAGGCTTGCAAGAAGGTTTTGATTTTATCAACCCCAATGAATCGGCCCGCTGCGGCTGTGGAGAAAGTTTCAAGATTTGAAGATCAAATTCCAGCAGTTATACATGGACTGGGCACGCCGAGCTGCTCAACTCAGCCCGGCCCGCAGACTCAACGTGGGCGCTGTGATAGTCAAAGACGACACAGTTATCAGCTACGGTTACAACGGTATGCCCGCAGGATGGGACAACAACTGCGAACACATTTTACAAGATGGAACTTTAAAAACCAACCCAGAGGTATTACATGCTGAATCAAATGCTATTGCAAAATTGGCGAAGTCTAACAACAGTGGTCTTGGGGCTGACTTATTTGTTACTCACAGTCCTTGTCTCGAGTGTGCCAAGCTCATTTATCAGTCAGGTATTAGTCGTGTATTTTATAGTGAAGACTATAGAGATGATGCGGGACTCCAGTTCCTATACAAGTCAGGACTTATAGTGGAAAAACTAGATGTATAATCCACGTCACGATTACCAACCCATACCACGTGTGACCATTGACGGCAAACGATTCTATGCCACACCCGACGGTAACAAACTACCAAGCGTGACCACGATCCTGGACCGTACCAAAAGCGAAGAAAGCAAGAAAGCTCTTAATCAATGGCGGGCTAGAGTGGGCGCAGAAAAAGCACAGCAGATCACTACCGAAGCTGCCAACCGCGGTACCAGGATGCATACCTACTTGGAACGCTACA